TGATTACGTTTTGGTTGAACTTTCTGAAATGCTTGAAAAACAGGAACAAAGAAATGCCTGATACGAATAAAGCAGAGGACTTGTCCGAATGCTATGTCGCAGAAGAGGATCGGGTTTTGGACCCGACACTTGCCAGTAAAGAAATAATCGACAGACTACCCCAGCCCACAGGATGGCGTGTCCTGATCGCACCTTTCAACCCTCCTAAGAAGTCCAAAGGCGGCATCTTACTGAACCAAAAAACACTTGAAGAAGACGTAATCCAAACAAACGTGGGTTATGTGCTTCGCATGGGACCGTTGGCCTACGCAGATAAAGAGCGATATCCAACAGGACCGTGGTGTGAAGAGAAACAATGGGTCATTTTTGCCCGATATGCAGGATCTCGTTTTCGTTTGAATGACGAGAAACGAGCAGCTTTCGGTAGCGAAGTGAGGATTCTCAACGACGATGAAATACTCGGGACCATTTTAGATCCCGATGACATCTACAACGGTTAGGGGGGTACATGGCAGAGGCAGAAAAACAATCTAGTCACCAGGCTGACGACGGTCAAATAGACCTTGAATTTACAGAAGAGGCACAAGAAGTCACATTAGAGGACGTATCTGAAGAGTCTTCAGCACCGGAGCCGGTTGAAGAAGAGCAAAAATCTTCTGATGACGAATACAAGCAGTATAGCGAGTCAGTTCAGAAACGAATCAACCAACTGACCAAAAGGGCCCGAGAAGCCGAGAGACAGCGAGAAGAGGCAGTCAACTTCGCACAACAAGTGCAGCGCGAAAACCAAAGTGTAAAAGAGCGACTGAATAATCTTGATAAAAGCTACATAGATGAGTACGGCAGCCGAGTGTCTTCTGAGCAGCAACGTGCGAAAGAAGAACTGAAAGCTGCAATAGAGACGGGCGATACAGATCGTCAGCTACAGGCCCAAGAAAAGATATCTCAGCTTGCCGTGGCGGCGGACCGTCACGCACAAGCAAAAGCTCAACGAGAGGTGCAAGCCCAACGGTTTGAGCAGGAACAAGAACAGCAGGTTCAATATCAGCCTGCGCCACAACAACAAAGGCCAGATCCTAAAGCTGAAGCATGGGCAGAACAAAACTCATGGTTCGGGCAGGACTCTGCGATGACCTTTGCAGCCTTTGGTATTCACAAAGAATTGGTGGAAACCCAAGGTATGGACGGAGCCAGCGATGAATACTATGATGTGCTGGACAAAAGAATGCGAGAGGAGTTTCCTCATAAGTTTCAAGATGAAACAGAAGAAGAAACAGCCCCTCGACGCACCACGCAAACGGTTGCGGGTGTATCTCGCCCTGCTAAAAAGGGGCGCGGCAGACAGGTTAAACTCACTCCAAGCCAAGTCACTATTGCCAAAAGATTAGGGGTGCCACTTGAAGAATACGCAAAATACGTGAGGGACTAATGACAGACATAGATAAAACAATCGACGCTATCAAAAAGACCTCTCGCGCAAAATCCACGAGAGAATCTACGGCTAGGCGTAAGCCGTGGTCTCCAAAGTCAAATTTAGATGCTCCCGACGCACCAGAGGGTTATAAGCATCGTTGGATACGTTTTGAAACCCGAGGCTTCGAAGATCAAGCCAACATTACGGGCAGATTACGTGAAGGCTATGAGCTAGTCCGACGAGACGAGTACCCAGATTTTGAAGCACCGACCATTGAGTCGGGCAAATACGAGGGGGTTTTTGGAGTTGGCGGATTGCTTCTCGCTAGGATTCCGCTGGAAACAGTTGACGAAAGGACTGAATATTTCGCATCGAAACATGCAGACCAGATCGAAGCCGTGGAAACGGACATACTTAGAGAGAATGCTCACTCAACCATGCGGATTGACAAACCAGAACGTCAATCTCGCGTAACTTTTGGTGGTCCTCGTAAGTAGGTAAGTTTTTAGGAGACTTAATACAATGGCAAATCAAGAAACTGCTTACGGTCTACGCCCTATTGGGCTTGTAGGAAGTGCCGTCAATTCTACGGGTTTGACGCAATACGAAATTGCGTCTAATAACACCAACGCCATTTTTCAATACAGCTTAGTGGTCCCGACTGCTGCGGGAGTCATAGACCAAGCGGGTGATACCGCTGGCGGCACAACAGCCGCTCTGGGTGTATTTATGGGTGTAGAATATGTCGATTCTTCTTCTAAGAAGACCGTATTTCGAAACTTTTGGGCTGGATCAAACAACGTAAGCGTTGATACGAATTTTCCTATCAAAGCTTTAGTTGCTGATAATCCGATGCAACAATTCCAAGTAGCTAGTGATGCTTCACTGACCGACCGTGCTACAGCACTGACGGCCGTGTTTGCAAACGCAAGCCTTGGTACGTCTGCAAGGACCGGCTCTACCGACACAGGTCGTTCAAATTCGGCTTTGAGTGTGTCTTCAATCAATACAACGGCCACGTTGCCGCTGAAGATCATTGGTATCGTAGATGCTGATGAGAACAGCGACTTCACCGCTGCCGGTATCGGATTGGTTGTGAGGATAAACGCACACTACAATTCACCGAATGCGCGATTTGATTCTCAAACCACAGCCACGACCACTGGCATTTAAGGGGGTATAAGAAATGGCTATTACTCGCGCACAATTAGCGAAAGAGCTTGAACCCGGCTTAAATGCTCTGTTCGGGCTTGAATATGATCGTTACGATCAGGAACACGCTGAGATCTTCGACGAAGAAACTTCAGACAGAGCGTTTGAAGAAGAAGTCATGCTCTCAGGGTTCGGCTCTGCTCCGGTTAAAGCGGAAGGCAGTGCCATCTCGTTCGACGACGCGCAAGAGACCTTCACAGCGCGTTATACGCACGAAACCATTGCTCTAGCGTTCTCAATTACAGAAGAAGCTATCGAAGATAATCTCTACGACCGGCTTGCTTCTCGTTACACGAGAGCTTTGGCTAGATCAATGTCACAGACCAAGCAGGTTCGGGCTGCTGCTGTATTGAACAATGCGTTCAGCACAAGTTCACCAATTGGTGACGGTGCGGCCCTTTGTTCTTCTGCTCACCCGTCCATATCTGGCGACCAGCGTAACCTTCTCAGCACTGCTGCGGATCTCAATGAGACTTCGCTGGAGCAGATGTTGATTGACATTGCTGGTTTGACCGATGAGCGTGGTCTGAAGATTGCAGTTCGAGGAATGAAGTTGATCATTCCAAAAGAGTTGCAGTTCATTGCAGAGCGAGTTCTAAACTCAAACTTGCGACCTGGAACGGCGGATAATGATATCAACGCCAACAAGTCAATGGGTATGCTCCCTGATGGGGCTGTCGTCAACCATTTCCTCACGGATACTGACGCTTTCTTCATCAAAACAGACGCGCCTAACGGCTTCAAGTTGTTCCAAAGAACCCCCATCAAAACAGCGATGGAAGGTGACTTTGATACTGGAAACATGCGATTCAAGGCACGTGAAAGATATTCTTTCGGTGTCAGCGATTGGAGAGCAGTGTTCGGTACTCCGGGTGCATAAGTAAACTTTTGTTTACGTTTGAAAGGGTGCTTCGGCACCCTTTCTTTTTTGTGTTGTTTTGTTATTCTGTTTGCATCCTGACAGTCGCATCCCGTGACTGACACTAGCCACGACAGGAGAAACATATGGCTACTCATTTTACTGGTCCTATTCTGTTTGCCGGAAAAGACGGCAATCGCAAATGGTTTGAAAACCTTCCTATTGACAAAAACCCAGACTACGTTGTTTACATGGACGATTTCACTGGAGTTGCGTTAGATAGCACAAACGATTGGACTGTTGTCAAAGACAGCAGTGCTACGGCTGCTTTAGGCGCAGACGCCGAAAGTGGTACGTTAGTTCTTACTTCTCAAGCAACCACAGATAACGACGGGGCTTCTGTGCAAGGCAATGAAATATTTGCTTTGTCTACAAGTCGTGACGTTTGGTTCGAAACCAAAATTAAAGTCGGTGACTCAGAGGGAAGCGCGATTGATTTGTGCGTAGGTTTGACTGTGAACTTCGCAACTAACCCAGAAGCCATGCTTACGGCGGCTGATCGCATTGTTTTCCAAGTTGACGATGGTGACACCAACATAGATTGTGTTACCGAGAAGGATGGGACTGCCACCACCACTGATTCTGGGGTGGATATAGCAGACGATACGTTTGTTACTCTTGGATTCCATGCAAAAGGAACTGGATCGGTAGAGTTTTTTGTGAACAGGAATCTAGTTGCTACACACACAGACAACATACCCGACGATGAAAACTTGGCTATAGGTGCTATGGAACTTTCTGGTTCTGCAACGGGCACCAAATCAGCCACCATCGATTATCTATTTGCTGCACAAAACCGATAGAGGTTGTAAATGGCGACTACTAAAAAATCTACTGAAAAGAAGGCTCCTGCTAAAAAACCTGCGGCAGAGAAGACGACGAAAAAAGCGTCCGCTTTGCCCCCTTTGGGTAGCGCAGAGTACAAAGCTATGGTTCTTCGAGGTGAAATCAAGGAGTAGTTTATGGCTGATGCAGTAACTACACAAACGTTAGTCGATGGCCCCAAATTTGCGGTTCTTAAACTGACCAACATATCGGATGGCACGGGAGAATCGGCTGTCAAAAAAGTCGATGTTTCTGCTCTAGCTACAAGTGCGGATGGTGATACTTGCACAAGTGTCACCATAGACCGCATCTGGTGGCAGTGTATCGGTATGAAAGTACAGCTTTTGTTTGA